GCAAGACCAAGTGGTTGGGCTCGGACGAGTACACGCTAGACCCAGAGTTGAAGAAACGTATGGGAGAGATCGTGGAACGAGCCCTGGACAACGAACGCACCCCTGCGATATGGAGTGACACTCTGAAAGACGAGCGCCGACCATTCGCAAAAGTGCGCGCCGGAAAGACCAGAGTGTTCTCTGCGGGACCAATCGACTACACGTTGGTTTTCCGTAAGTACTTTCTAGGCTTTGCTGCTCACTGTGCGAAGAACCGCATAGACAACGAGATCTCTATCGGCACCAATGTCTACTCCTATGACTGGACGAAGACAGCCAAGAGGTTAACCAGCAAAGGATGGAAAGTCATCGCAGGAGACTTCAAGAACTTCGATGGGACATTGCTTCTCCACATCCTCGCGGACGTCGTTGAGATAATCAACGCCTTTTACGATGACGGAGAGGAAAATGCCCAGATTCGGAGAGTCCTGTGGAAAGAGGTTGTCAATTCCATCCACATCACGGATGACAATATCTACTTCTGGACTCACGGGCAACCCTCAGGCTGTCCGATCACAGCCATCTTGAACTCACTGTTCAACTCCATTTCCATGCGTTACGTATGGCTTGTCGTTGTTCCAAAGGAACTGCAGACAATGAAGGCCTTCAACGAGCATGTGGCAATGGTGTCATACGGCGACGACAATTGTGTCAATATCTCAGATGCAGTGATTGAAGTTTTCAATCAAATCACCATCGCAGAGGGATATGCCACGATTGGCATGACGTATACAGATGAGGCCAAGACAGGGGAGATGATTCCGTATCGGAGTATCAGCGAAATTGCTTATCTGAAGCGTACTTTCACGTACAATGCAGAGGAGAGGCAATACATCGCCCCATTGGAACTAGGAGTCGTTTTGGAAATGATTAATTGGATACGGAGTGACTTTGACCAAGAGGAGGCAACAACAGAGAATATGCAAACCAGCGCATTCGAACTTACCCTCCACGGACGCGAAGTCTTTGAACACTGGATTGGAAAATACCGTGCCGCGAGTCACATGTTCTCTGAACGTCCACTCTTTTTGACTTTCGATGAATACCGAGAAGTCGAAGCCAGGAAGTATGGACGTTTGGCGGCGTGTTCGCTCGCGTAGGAAAACCACAGCTAGGGGCTCTCTCTAATCACCGCAAGGAGCAGAGCAGCAAATCCCGGTCTGGGGTTATTCCGTGGGAATATGTGGGAATTCGTTTTAGCATTCTCTCCCCATGGAGTAAGTGGAGATTCGTTTTAGAATCTACTTATCGATGTGTGCCACTTTAAATATAGGCTATTGATTCGGTGGTTTAAACCAGATTAGTTTAATTGTGCATCTGGAAGTTTTACAACTCAAACAATTGCTATGACACAACATAATGAAATATCACAACTTGGATCAACTAATGACACGCAACAGATTACGACTTTTGTGGACGACGTTAACATTGAAACATACGAGAAACCTATGATGTCTTCAGTCACCGCCTGGACTAAAATCGCTGAAGATGAAAAGTTGCATGACATTCATGCAGTACTGAAAAGACCTGTGAACGTGAAGAACGGAGTATTCTCAGTATCCTTTTCCAGCTTGAAATTGAAGTTCCCCGACGTGATTCTCCAAACATCAAAGAACGTCGTCAAGAAGCTCGATTATTTCACCTACTTTCGAGCGAACGTCAAAATTCGTCTAGTTTTCAATGCCACACCCTTCCAAAGTGGCAAGTACTGGATGTTCTTTGCACCATACGATGCTGTGTCAAACCGATCTGCGCGTCTAGCCTCATTGCCGAATTGCACGGGCTACCCTGGCGTAGAGATCGACCTGGCTTCAAATGCGCCCGCAGAGATCAAGATCCCCTACTGCGCACCGTTGTCGCACTACAACCTCATTGACACTCATTCCAACATGGGCGAGATGTTCCTGATACCCTTAAACCCAATTAGAATGGGCACCGATACAGTCACTGACGCGGTGGGGGCAACATTCAGCATCTTCGCCTGGTTTGAGGACATTGAGCTTGCGATGCCGACATCGCTCCCTGTAACAGTTCCAGAAGAGCAACAGGGGGAGCTAATTGCCCAGGTCGGGAAATCAGAGGAGCATTCCGCAACATCGGGACCCTCTATTTCCGGAATGGCAGGAGCTGTCGCTACCGCTTCTAGCGCACTTGGAAACATACCAATGCTTGGCCCTTGGGTCCGGCCTGTTGAGTGGGTTTCCCGTGCAGTGGAAGGAGTGGCATCGACATTCGGATGGAACAAGCCAACCAATTTGGACAAGAATTGCCCCTATTCGAACATAACAGCAAAAGGATACACGAACGCTGACGGAATTGACCTTTCGACCAAACTTGGCGCAATGCCCGACAATGGACTGACATATGACAGTGGACTGTTTTCAACCGACATAGACGAGATGGACATCAAGTATGTTGCCGCAAAATCTTGCATCTATGCGGACAACATCAATTGGGATCTGAACAGTCAAGAAGGAGAACTATTGCATCACGCTCCTGTTACACCTGGAATTACAACCGGCTCAGCAACCAACATGGAACCCACCACTCTCGCATATCTAGCCTCGATGTTCAGATATTGGCGAGGTGGCCTTCGTTTCAGACTCACGGTGGCCAAAACTGCTTTCCACACTGGCAGGCTCAGGATCACTTACAATCCTGGCGTGTACGGAGTAGATTCAAACATGGTTCTCGAGAACGCGTACAACTGGATTCTGGACCTCTCAGTGTCATCTGAGTTAGAGTTTACGATTCCCTACGTGTCCAACGTACCTTGGAAAGAAACATTGGTGAACCCTTTCAACAACACATTCTGGACAGACAAAGAACAATTCTCGACAGGAATCATCACAGTCACAGTGCTAACACCCTTGAGAAGAGCATCTGATGTGGTATCTAGCGATGCCCCTATCAACATGTGGCTGTCTGGTGATGACGACGTTTCTTTTGCAATTCCCGACTTTTCAAACTACTTTGTTCTTGACCCAACTCAAGCTGATGTGAATTTAACTGCTGAGGAAGCAGAGGAACTGAAAGCACAAGTTGACGCACCCGACTCATTTACGAGGTGGCATGAATGCACCTATTGCGGGCGCATCATTGATTGGGAAGAGAATCCGTACTGCTATGCTGACTGCCCGGGGCCACTTCGTGCGCAAGTTTTCAATTTGACGCAACCCGGAGTAGAGCACAACGAGCAAGTGTCGGATGACTCCCAGAACATGTTTCCCAAGAGTAACATGAGCACGACAACAGCAGAAGAGCTTTGCATGGGAGAAAAGATAACGAACTTGAGACAGCTCTGCAAGAGATTTGCCCCCACGACACTGGGATATTCATATCCCTACAAGACGCCCGCCGGACAATATGCTTTCCCCGGACCCATACCCCTGAACAACGACAACTATTTGTTTAACCAAATCGAGATCGATCCAGCATTCATGGGAATTGCCGGGACAGATGCTATCAGTGAGCAATCCATCACGCTCCCAGTGAGCAAAGATGCCGAGAACACCATCACTGAAGCTGAAATGCCCGCCGTTCGAAAATATTGGTCTTCGAATCCTCTTCACAGGGTTTCTTACCTTTTCCGCTTTTACCGTGGAGGCAAAAGATATAAGGTGCTGAATCCTGTGACGAACGGAGTCAAGATTGAGAACGGTGGACTGCGAACGGCCCAACCGAAATGCACAGCAAGGAGTCCATACCAGACTGCTCACGACACCGTCACTTTCGAGTCTAATCGTCCAGCAGAACCCATCTTTGCTGTGAGAGATTGGCAGGTTGTCGAGAACGGAACGCTAGAGAACACCAAGATCAGCGCGTTCACTACTTTGGATCAGAACCCGCAATTCGAGCACATGGTCTATCCTGACGTGAACGGAGTCCTTGAGTTCGAGGTCCCCTACTATGGGCAGATGCCAATCTCACTTGTGGGTGAAGGCACTTTGAGCTCAGTTGACGGACCACTGGTGCGGAGATCGAAGATCTATCTCCGCAGGAACCACGATCCCAAGGGACTTGATCGTCCTCTATGGAACTTTTGCTCGGACGAGGAATTCCCCCACTCCACAGAGTGTGACCCCGGTATCAACAGGGGCAATGATGGAGGACATCGCGGGGCATTCGGTGGTTTCACACTTTATGAGGCTGCCGCCGACGATTTCTCATTCGGCTACCTTGTTGGAGCACCAAAATTGAAACGGCTCCAACAACCCTTATCATAAATTTTCAAATCTACCTAATTTGACAGGTGAACGTAGATTTTCTTTTTCTTTAACCAAGAGAACAACCCTTTGGGTGGTCGCTCTATATTACAACTATAGAGTCCTGACCGTATTGTCTAGTACAGATGAACCACCCACGGGGTGGATTAGTTTTATAGACTTACGCGGTTGGGTTCAGCCCATCGGTAATGATTCATGAAAATTAATTTGGTCGCAATAAAGAATAGTGTTGATTTTACTAAAATCTTTCTTTTTCTAATTGTAACGTTGTACTAGACACTATCCCCTAGTGAACACATTGTTATGCTTAA